TCTTCTATGAATTTTTCAATACCTTTTGGCTTCTTTTTCTTTTTCATTCCTTGTTCGAATTTTTCTATGTATTCCAAAATATTTGTATATGTCTCGAACTGAGAATTGTTGTCGTCACCATGTTCAAAAACTTCCGTGGCTTCTAATATACCAAATTGTTCAGTTGCTTTATATTTAACATATAACTGTTTTTTTTCTTTAATAATCCGTCTTAGAAAAGCATAGTATATTATTTGGGTAAAATAAGAAAAAGGGTTTTTTGATTTATCAGGATCAAAATTCCTATAATACATTATGCAATTTTCAACTCCATCACTTATCATTTCCTCTTTAAAAGTATACATGGTGAAATTTGGTTTTCTAGAAAGTCTTTCTGCAATCTTTAAGAAACAATCACCTATGTAATTAGAAACGGGTGGTTCTTTTGATCCTGCTATTTTCGCTTCTTTGCACAAAGTTTTGTGTGCAATGAGTGCTGATAAGAAATCAGCATTGTTTATATAATGATCTGACATTGGTATTCCTTGTTATAAGGGTTGACAGGATTGACATATAGTATATAATAGGTGTGTCACCCTTTCAATGAAGTTTTTTATCTTTCTTTGTTTTAATTTTCATTGGTTTAATTTCTTCTATCTCATCATCTAGAAGATGATCATCATAGTCTTCTGTAAATGAATCATCTTTATATGACTTAATAATCGAATCGAGTTGTTTTTCAGCTTGTTCTTTTGAGCTATTCTTTTCATAATATTCAATCATTGCTTGATAGTATTCAATGAATTTTTCAGTAGGATGACTACATGTCATAACTTTAGATTCTTCTAGAACAGAAGAATTGATCTGAATAATTTCAGTAATTAACCAAGGATATAATCCTATCATTGATCCACCATTTACTAATCTTTTGAAGTAAATTTCAACGGGCCATATAAGGTGGTATGTTTTATCTTTACTGTTATAATTTGATTGTGCTGCTATAATCTCGTTGGAGACTAATCTAAATATTAATACATTACTTGGCATTTTTTAGCTCCACGTTAAATATTTTGTAATCGAATTTTTCTTCATCATACATTGTAATCCTTTCTCGGAAATGATTCAAGGTATAATTGGTATGTTTTCCTATTCTAAAATCGTCCGCAATATCGTAGAGACAGGCTCTTTCTTTATTATCTCCAAGTCGCAAGCCTCTTCCAATAGACTGCAAGTTTCGTATACGAGACTTCGAAGGAGATGCAAATATAATATTATGCAAATTACGAATATTAATTCCGGTAGAAAAGGTACCAAACGACGCCACAATGATTGCATCATTTTCCTTTTCTGTGATTTTTCTAACATCTTCTCTCACTTCCACTTCTGTCGATCCTGACACAAAAAAGATTTTTCTGTTTCTAGAAGACTCCATTATCATCTTATGAAGGTTTTTTCCATGCTTCTCAACTAGCTGAAAAAGTATGAGGGTATTTCCTTTTAAAGAGAGTGCTAATTTTTTTATATACTGATTGCGAGTTTCACATGAAACAATATAATCTATTTCGCTTTGATAATTTCCATCTCTAAGTCTTCTACACACTTCTTCCGGATACTTTAACAAAATACACTTAATATCGAACTGAGCGAGTTGCTTTTTCTCTATAAGTTCCTTTGTAGTTACTGAATTGTATACTGGTCCAAAAAGCCCTTCTAGTACTAGTTTATGAGTTTTTGTTCCATCTAAAGTTCCTGTGCACCCTACTCTATAGTCTGCATTCTTGAGATTCGTCATGATTGCAGTAAGTGATTTGGCTTTGAAATTATGAGCTTCATCTCCTAGCACAAAATTATAATCTTCAAACCACTCTTCTGGTTGATTAAAGATTGACTGCCATGTCGTAATTGTTAATTTCTTTTTAGTATCTTTTTCTTTACCGCCATAAATTTTGTGTGCAACTTTTTCCACATCGAAATCATCATCTCTTGCATAGTCCACGAAATCACTATACATTTGTTCCACAAGGCTGATTGTTGGAACGACAAGAAGCCCACGAGAATTATTCCTATTAAGGAGATAACGAATGAGAATATAAAGAATAAGAGACTTGCCAGAGGCAGTAGGAGAAACGATAAGGCATCTTTTATTGAGAATTGATTGATAGACCGCATCTAATTGATAATCTCTTGGTTGTAAATGTAAGTTGAGTGATTTAACAAATTTAACATATTCTTCTCTTGATAGAGTTTCTTTTTCTTCTACATCATTTTCATAAAGTGCGGTGAGCTTTTCTTTCTCACAAAAAATTTTTAGGTGTTTTAATAGACCGTGGTAAAGGCGCTGTGTTCTAAAGTCAAAAAGGTATATCTTGCCATTCCAAAGACGTTTCTTGAATAGCGGAGTGAATTGATAGCCTGGAACATAAAAGGAAAAAAACTCAGTGAGAAGTTTTGCGATATGTTTCTCGCATGAGATTTTTAAATATGCTTCATTTTCTTTTTGAACAATTAAATCAATTTGCACCCTGTACTAATCGCTCCCATGTTATTATATCTCTCAGTTGAAATGTTCTAGCTTTTAATTCACCCAATACTTTGTCACAAAAATCTATCATCTGCTCATAGACAAAAATGGATGATTTTATTTTTTGCAAATCATCATCTGCATCAATGTATATAGCAATATCGGATTTCAACTTCATAGCAAAAGGTTCCCAACCATATTCCTTCATAGTTTCTTCATCTAACTTACCAGTATAATATTCCCACTTCAACTTCTTCATTTTATGATACTTATCTTGCTGCTTCTTATGCATTAACCGACTATGAATCAAAATATCAAGATATTTACTATGTAATTTAGGTACGCGAGAAAATTCTTCTTTGATTTCGGTAAGCGAAAGATCCATGGCTGAATCTTTTTTCCACATTTCCATTAAACCTTCAATATTCAACATAATAAAAACTCCGATTAATTTCGGTAATTATACAACAAGTCGTTAGACTTTTTCAATATCGTAATAGGCAAATCTAAAAGTTGCGTCTGCTGTTAATACATTCTCGGGGGAATCAGAAGAACTGAAAATTATGGAAGAGAGGGCTATTGGAAAACAATCATAAAATTTTATTTTATAATTGTGATTATAACTTGAAGTTAGAAGACTCAATGTCGCATCAGCAAATTGTGGAAATGGTTTTTTTGCAAATCGATTAAGATTTGGAAGATCTCTATATTCTTTAAAATCTGTGGGAAAGGTCATGGCTCTCATCCAATCATGCAATTCTTTCCAAGATTTTAAATCTTCATCTACCATGAAAGTAAAGGTTAATGAGTCGTATATTAATTTATCACCAGGTGAATAAAGATCAATAAACGGGGTGGGCTTAATAGCCTCACCTATTGTTAGACCTGGTAAAGTTGCTGACTGGCAGAAATAAGTTGTATTAGGTAATCTTGTGAAAGATACCTGAAACTTATTTGCTACTAAAGAATTGGTATTTTGTGGATTTCTAGATATTGCTGCCATATCTTTATTTATATGATTAAAAAAGAAGGGGCACTAGGCCCCTTCTAAAAGTTACTATCTTATTTATATTGGATACATTACATGAGGTTTGCTACTTTGAATGCACGATAGTAGTTATTGGAAAGTGCATCTAGAGCGCCATAACCTTGATCGGTGCCACCAGCAAATGGGTTAGCAACAAGACCATAACGTGTCTTGAAACCAATCTTTGGCTGGAATGTTCCGGTATCAACTGCACGAACCATCTGTAGTGGAACGTATGGGCAGTAGAAAATACCAGCGTCATAAGCATTAGCACCCTTGTAACCAACAACAGCAAACTCTTGTGTGGCGCTTGTTGGGGCATATGGGTCAATGTAGACCTTGATGCGACCAAACATTGTACCAGCAAAAGTGTTACCTGTGTCATCAACTGTTAGATTGACGGCATCCTTAAGGGCGGATTGATAGTCAAGAATACCAGCCATGGCTAGTGCAGAGGCTACATCAGAAGATGTAATTAGAACGTTGCCCTTCCCTCTACGAGTCGTCTTGGCAATGGTGTTAGCTTCGCGCTCGATTTGGAAAGCAAGACCCTTAACCTTTTCAACCATCCAACGTCCATTTGAATCAACGTCTAGGTCAAACTTACCAGTAGTTGTTGTTCCAGATTGGCAACCAGTCTTAGCAACCTTGTAGATTGTGCGAACAACTTCACGGTTGATTTCGGCTAGAATTTCAGCAGAAAGAATATTGCTGAGTTCTGTTTCGGCATCAAGTCCATGAACAGCCTTTAGATCTTGAGCAAGTTCCATCGTGTACTCAGCTTTTAGAGCACGAGTAGCAGCGGTGACGGTTACTTTTTCAATTGCAAAAGCCATTTCTTGGAATGTTGTGCTATCACCAAGTCCTTCAGCGGTAGCAGTAGCCATTGCAGCTTGTGCAGCAGCATTTCCAACAAAGGTATTAGCAGCGGCCGCACCAACAGCTAGTGTTGTCTGAGCTCCTGCGGCACCACCAAATCCTGTATTAGCTTCATTAAAGAATGCTTCAGCATTTGTATTGGCCTGGCCAGTATAGCGTGAACGCATTGCAAAGATAAGACCTGTAGGACCTGTCATTGGCTGAACACCGCAAACGTCATATGCAATGAGGTTTGGTAGTGAACGGCGAACTAGGCTGATTAGAATTGGGTCAAAACCAGCAACTGGACCACCAGAATTAGCTAGACCACTAAAACCACCGGTGCCGGCGGCATTGGAGTGTGTAGCTTCGTTTAGTTGACGATGCTCTTCCATAACAGCACGTTCTTGGTTTTCAAGAACCATTGCTGTGACGGCTCTACGATAGGGATCCTTAATTACAGGAAGTTCTGGGTGCTCAAGAATAGGAGCCCACTTTTTTTGAAGTTCTTCTGAAAGATACATTTCTCTTTTCTCCTTGGTTTTTAAATTATCTTGGTAAAGTTCTGGAAATTACTGAAGCATAAGCAGCCATTCTGGGATCTGCGATCTTAACGTTATTAACGGTGTCTGGATCCTCGACTGACTCATGCAATGAAGATTCATTCGCACGCTTTACATCAGATGGAAAATAATTTTCCTTAATTGTTTCAAGTTTTTCTTTGAATTCTTCCTCTGTGGTGAATTCGACGCTCTCTACGAGGGACTTGAGTTTTTCAACTTGTGTCTGTGTAAGACCTTCAGTTACGGAATGAAATACTTCAATTTTCTTTGATTCATTGAGTTCTTTGGCTAGGCCAATAGCAACATCAATTTGTTCGTTTAGTTGGGTTTCAAGTTCTTCGACTTTGGAAGAAAGTTCTTCAACAAGGTCGACTTTTTCATCAGGAATATCGATATAGTTTTCCACGAAAAGGTTGCGAAGACCAACGATAAAATCTTCTGTTAGTTCGGTACGAAGTCCTTTTTCGATAGCGATTGCATTTTCTTCCATCCACTGTTCAACGACATAGTTTAGATAATCGTTAACTTTCTCAGAGATGGTTTCTGTCACATCAGCAATGGCTTCTTCCAATGACTGTGTGTACTGAGCTTCGAGTTCTTCTTGAATTTGTGAAACGCGATCATGAACGCGGGCTTCAAAGATTGTTGAAACCTTAGACTTAAAGTCTTCAGAAATTGTTTCGCCTTCGAACATGGAATCGATATCTTCCTTCATTTTGCCATAAGATTCTTTTTTCATTTTATCTTCTT